CCGCCATGCTGGGCGGTGAGGCCGAGGCAGAGCCCGAGGTAGCACCCGAGCCGGAGCCTGAGCCCGAGCCGGAAGAGATCAAGCCGGCACGCACCCGGCGCGCACGCCGCGCTTGACAACGGGGCGGGCCTTCGGGCCCGCCTTTCCACACCACAGGAGATCGCATCATGATTGATTGGTCTAGAGTTTTCAGACTACTGAAGACTGCTGCATTGGAAGAGTACCAAAAAACTGGCGAGCTGGATCGGCGCGCGGCGGCGCTGTTTCCAGAACTACTTACCAAAAAGAAGTATTTGGTTCGCGCCGATACTCTATATTATGTGCGGTTGACGCACCCAGCTGTTGGCGAGATATACAAAGTCGGGGTCACAAGCAGAGATGTCAAATCCCGCTTTACGCTTTTGTTAAATGACTGGGTAGTTGAGCCAATTTTTGAGCAGGCTTACGAGCAGGTGGCGCATGCGCTGCAGCTGGAGGCCTTTATCAAAGTACTTGGGGAGCCTTATTTATTAAACAACGAACAACACAATAAGCTGCCGGGGTCTATGCAGCTGGGAAGGACTGAGACTTTTTCTTGCGATGTTTTAGCCGCCAGACCGGACGACGACACGCTGGACTATTGGCTGCAGGATAACGCGGCGGAGCTGCTATATGAGCAGTTAAAGCAGGCGGGTGCACCATGTTAGAAAAGACCTATCGGATGATCACAACCGAGGACGAGCTGAACGATCTGCTCGACCTGATCGGCACCGGGCATGCCGCGCTCGACTTCGAAACCACCGGCCTGCGCCCGCAGGAGAGCGAGGTCAGGCTGGCCCAGATCTGCAACGATGATGTCTGGGCGGTCATCGACTTCTGGGCGCTCGAGGGCGGCTCGTTTGCGCCCTATGCCGAGTGGTTCGAGGACGGCACATGGATCGCCTTCAACGCCGGGTTCGAGTACCAGTGGTTCGACGCTGCCGACGCGCCGCACGTCAAGGTCATCGAGGTGGCGCACGCCCGCCGAGCCCGCATGGGCGGCGACCAGATGTCGCTGGCGCTGATGCTCAAGACCGACCTGCAGTACGAGATGCCCAAGGACCAGCAGATCTCGAACTGGGCCGCCGCCGAGCTCAAGCCAGAGCAGCTCCAGTACGCCGCAGACGACGCCCTGTGGACGTGGAAGCTCTGGCAGCACTGGCAGGCCAAGCTCGATGAGCACCCGTCTGCGCGGCAGGCACAGGCGATGTTCGACGCGCTGATCGTGCCGGTCCATGAGATGCGCGAGACCGGCCTGCTGCTCGATCAGGCGCGCCACCGTGAGCTGGTCGCACTGTGGGAAAGCAAGCGGGTGGTGTACGAAACCGCGATCCGCGAGCTGGTCAGCGAGGAAGAGGTCGAGAACATCCAGTCGCGCAAGCAGTGGTCGGATTACTTTGGCCAGATCTTGCCTGACGAATACCTCGCCCACTGGCCCCGCACCGAGAAGGCAGGCCAGCTCGAGATCAAGACCGCGACCTGCAAGGAGATGGCAGCGCTCGCCGGCGGCGAAGGGCCGCTGGCTGACGTCCTATTCAACATCGCCGACCTGACCACGATCAACCAGTATCTGTCGAACTTCGGCAACAAGCTGATCACGATGGCGCAGAACGCCAGCGACGGCAGGCTGCACCCGTCGTACAACATCGCCCGCGCCGTGACCGGGCGGTTCTCGAGCTCGTCGCCGAACGCGCAGCAGTTCCCGCGCGACCGCGAGCTGCTGGGCGACTTCACCAGCGTGCGGCTGTCGTTCATCGCGCCGCCCAAGAAGCGGCTGGTATCGCTTGACTACAGCGGCATCGAGCTCAAGGTGCTGGCGCTGCTGGCAGAGGATGACCAGCTGCTCTACGACTGCGTGCACGGCGACCTGCACAGCGAGGTCGGTTCGTACATGGCGGGCTACAAGATCGACAAGAAGACGCCAGAGGGCAAAGAGATCCGGTCGAAGGCCAAGGGCGTGTCGTTCGGCATCATCTATGGGTCAGGCGCCATGGGCCTGTCGGGCACGCTGCGCACCTCGATCACCCGGGCGCAGGAGCTGATCGACTTCTGGGCCGACCGCTACCCCAAGGCCTTCGGCCTGCGGAACACGATGATGAACCACGCGCTCGGCGACGGCTACCTGCCGATGGTCGACGGCGGCACGATCTATCTGGGCAAGAAGCCGCAGCTGCCCAAATGCGCGAACTATCCCGTGCAGCGCGCCGCGCTCAGCGTCATGGCGCGCGCGATCATCCGGCACCGGGCCCGGCTCGAGGACGCTGCCGATCGCGGCAAGCACATGGGCACGCGGATGGTCGCCAGCATCCACGACGCCTTGATCGACGAGGCCCTGATCGACGACGCGCCCGAGGCCCTGCGCTGGATGAAGGACGACATGGTGCAGGGCTACCTCGACATCTTCCCGGGCGCGCCGACCGACGCTCTGGTAGAAGGCGGCACCGGCCCGTCATGGGGCGAGCTCGAGGACGAGGAGGTGTAGCACTTGACAGATGCTGATCAGCATCTTATCTCTAGGGCACACACCACAGGAGACCTCGACCATGACCCACCCGCACCTGATCGCCACCGCCGCCGACGCCCAGCAATTTGTTCTGGGCGGTCGCGCGCGCTTCACGCTCGTGTCCAAGCAGACCGGCAAGCGCTACACCTATCGCGTGTCGAAGGCCAAGGACACCGACGACGTGTTCTTTGCCAGCCTGCTGGTCGGCCAGAACAACGAGCAGGACTACGAGTACATCGGCTTCACCAAGAATGGCAACGCGCTGATCCCGGGCAAGAAGGGCAACCCAAGCCATCCGGCGTTCCTCGGCCTTGACTGGGCCCTGCGTCAGTTCTCTGCAGGCAAGATGCCGGAGCAGCTCGAGTTCTGGCACGAGGGCCGCTGTGCCCGCTGCGGTCGCGCCCTGACCGACCCGGCATCCATCGAAGCGGGCTTCGGCCCCGAATGCATCAACCACATCTGAGGAGACCACCATGCCTTTCGACGCACAACTCGCCATCGCCGCCCTCGACTTCAAGGGCTTTAGCTACGCAGACCACCCGGACCTCAGCGTGTTGCGTGCGCGCTACCCGGAGCTGGGCTTCGTCTTCGACCGCCTCGAGGATTTGCAGGAGCTCGCCGACACCGTCGACAAGCAGATCGAGGAGGCGGTGGACTATGAGGTCAACCCGCTGAAGGAGGAGATCGAGGGGCTCGAGCAGCGCAACAACGATCTTCGCCTTGCGCTCAACCAGATCCGCGAACTGACCGTCGACGCGGAGATCACGCAGATCATCGAGGAGGCACTATGAAAGACCTACTAATCGACAAGATGGATCAAGCCGGGGCCCTGACCGCTGAGCGCGGCAGGGTCTACGGTCATCCACAGGAAGACTTCGAGCGGGTGGCGGCCATGACCGCACCGCTCGCGGATTGTCAGGACGTCGTGCTGCGGCATGTCCTGTACATGATCATCGTCAAGATCTGCCGCCTGATCGTGACGCCAACCCACGAGGACAGCTGGCTCGACATCGTCGGCTACGCCCGCACCGCTGCCATGGTGCTGGACCGCCGCAATGCCAAGGTGCAGCGCCCGAACTACCGCCCGGAGGAGCTCGATGCCTAAGCCCAAACACGAACAGCCGAGCAGTCACGCCGTGGCGCAGCGGTCATACCACCAGCGCCAGCTCGATCGCGGGCTGGTGCGCCTGTCTGTCTATGTGCCGGATTGTGACCGCGATGCCTTCTGGGATGCGGTCGATCGCCTGCGCGAGCGCTGGCAGGCCAAGGGCTGGATCGACTAGAGGCAGGCGCCCTGCATCTGGGACAGCAGCACCTGACCCGCGGTCACTGACCGGTCACCGCCATCATCCACTAGGGCCTGCGCCAGATCGGCGCGGGCCTTTCTCGTGCCGTCACAGATCGCGTCTGCGCTCCTGATCGGCGTAATGCTGCAGCCACTCACGAGCAGCAGCGGGATCATCACCATGAACCTCGGCATCATCGATTGCCTCCCTCGTTTCCTTGTACCCCTCCAGATCGCGTGTGCGGGACCGTGAGGCGGCATCTCTGCGGCCCTGCAGGTAGGCCCCCAAAATGGCGAAGGCGGCGGCCAGTGCCGCCGCCAGCCAGAGCTTGATGCGTGTCAGGATCATTTCTTGGGCTTCTTCTTCTTGCCGTACATCTGATCACCTCCTATCGATCACCGTTCGCCCACTTCTTCAGCCGCTCGCGCATGACCCATGCAGCGAGCAGCGCCATGACGCCGAAGATCCCGAGCGCCACGATCTGTGCCGTGCCGTCGAGCGCAGCGATCGCGCCTGCGCCACCGCCGACAGCGGTGACGACCTGCGCCGCGCTGGCCTGCACCGTGCGTGACTGTGCCGGCGCCTCGCGTGCGGGCCGGTCAGCCACGCGCACCATGCTGGGTGCCTGCGTGCCGGGTGCCCTGCGCACGCCCAGCAGGCGGTCGACTGGGTAGCGCTTGACGTTCACCTGATTGGCTTGGTTGCCGCCCAGCACCTCGATGCTGACGCCAGAGCGCCGCACAAAGAAACCGACATGGCCTTGCCACCCGTCAGGGGTGCCGCGCCAGAATACGACGATGTCGCCCTCCTGCGCGTCCTCGAGCGCGACCTCGTCGCCCCAGTCCATGTACGATCTGGCGGTGAGCTTGCCGGTGTGCGGCATGCCTGCGCGCTTCAGCATCGCGCCGACAAACGCGGCGCACCATGCGGTCTCGTCGTCCTGCACCCAAGCATGGCCGACGTCGGCGAAGTACTGCAGGATCTTCGGGTTGTGTCCGTCAGCGTATTCCCATGTGCCCTCGTCGGCACGGGCCAGCTGGTAGGCCTGATTGGTCATGACTTCTCTCTCCCTATGACGCTCGCCCGGGCCTCCAGCAAGCGATCGAGCTTGGCGTCGAGGGCCTCGAGGCGGTTCATCACCCGGTTGATGTCCGCGTGGACCTCGCCCTTGGTGACGTATTCTTTCGCGATCTCCTCGCGCGTACGGTTCAGCAGGATGGTCACCCGCTTCAGCTCTTCGACATAGCTCTTCAGCACCCACCCAAGCAGCCCAAAGGCGAATGTGAGTATGCCGTTCCAGACCATCCCTGCTTCCATTTATTTCGAACCCTTCTTCTTGTACCCCGCTGCATAGGCGGCTTTGGCTTGACGTTCGGCCTGCTCGCGGGTGGGGTAAACCTT